TCACTCAGCAAGCTTTGCAGTTGCGAATGAGCTTGCATGGAAGTGTTGATCCCTGCACGCTCCGCATTTTTCGTGGCCTTACCGTGTTTATAGTCTGACACACCCGTGACGACTTTCATAGCTTCGCCAACAACGCTCATGATTTTGGCCTTTCAATTGTAAAAGTTTCGTGTCCGGTTGGATACCATTCGCCAGTGGATACCCAGCCAAAGCGCTTCACCAAAGCTTTAACCCCGCTAGAAAGTATCGGGGCAATCAGGTACTTGTGAGGAACCTTCCCCCACACATCCTGCATGAACAGGCGAGAGGCCCTCAACAACCCATGCCCGGAGTCATCGGCGTAGAGGTGGACCACAGGGTATTCCGCCCGGACGTTCACCGTAAACACAACAGGGTGGTAATGGAAGATAAGGACTTCGCCATCACTAACCTGGCGCAAGGCGTAGTCGACCAGCACCTCCCGAGGAATCGGCATGTCCTCCGAGGATACCTTCTTGGCGATAATGCTTGTTGCAGTCATTTGTTTACTACAGTGGCTGTGGGCAGTGTGGTGTAGGTGATGCGAATAAAGTCCCCGGGGAACACGGTCACTTGACCTGATGTAACACCTGTTGGGAAGTATGACGCACCATCCCGGCTATATTCGATTGTAACACCAGACCCACCGGCCACGAAATACAGCTGGTCACATGCCAGGGTATTCTGCGCCGTGATGGGGGATGGGCCTGTGACAGCCAGGGCGTCAACTTGTGTACCATTAACAGCCAAGTCGAGGGCAACCCAATACCCCTTCCAACGGGTAATCATTTCCGTGTCCTCGTACATTGGGATACTGTATGGAGGGACTTCCGTAACGCGTTGGCTCATGTTGTCCCCAAGGAAATGTGGGCGATCAGGTTCGTTACACGGAAGGGTACGTTCTCGTTGTTGCTAATGTGCCAGCCTCGACGACGGAAGGTCCCCCAATTCGGGGAGGTGGCAACACCATCAGCCAAGCTCATATCGCGAACAGGTCCCCAATCTTTGTAATCATTATCCGTTGTGCGGACTTGAACAGTCCCTGCTGAATTCTGGTCCCCGTGTACTTCAAGCTTCACATTGTGCTTCTTGAGCCGTACTTGCTGATCCCACAGGGGGGTATAAATATCCACAGGGATGGTGGCGGGGGCTCCCGTATTCGGGAGGTCTGAATAGGATTCGCTATTGGCCGTATATACATCTGCAGAATTTTCTGAGAACAGTAAAGTCCGCACGTCCTCAGCGTAACTGTCAGTAAAAGCCAGCTGTGCCGTAGATAATACTGGCCCATTCCATTCAGACCAAGCTTGTGAGGTCAGGTCATAGCACAACGTGAGGGGCTCCCCCGCAGCAGGACTGATATAAAGGAGGTAATACTCGTGCCCCCCTGAGTGGAAACCGATTGCGCGCACAACATCAGCATATTTGAGTGACCGAAGTAGGCGAGAGATATTCGGGGACGCGATTTCCGTCACACGGAGGTGCTCCATCATGTGTACAGAAAGCTTACCTGACGTAGAATTCGACAACCAAATCAAAGTATCGTTTATTCTGACTAATGTTCTCTCGTCGAGTAACCCCACTGCGGTGTTCTTAGCAGACTCGTTGCGCGCCAAGGGCGACGCCTGGGGCTTTGCCGCATTGTAGAATACTTCAATTGATTGGAATTTGAAGGCGATGATGTAGGTCAATTGCTTTTGGATAGCTATCGGCCGATCATTATCTACGTTTGCGCTGATGAAGTTAAGAGACGCCCATGTTGAAGGATCGTTGAAATTACTATTCCAAATTTTGCCATCAGCCGTGAGCTGAAAGACAATACCATCAAGATAAACCATAGGACCTATGCGGTCCCCGCTAGCACTTGGGGGATAGGGTGAGACTGAGGCCAGGGTATTCGTGCCTGTATCGAATACCACTCCATAGCCCTTTGCCGCCAAAAAAAGCTTGGGACTGGCCGTAGGTACCCATACCATTTCCCAGCGAGTAGGGAAGGCCACAGGCAAAGCCCCATTGTCGACAGGCCCCACACCTTCGGACAAGCTGTAGAGCCTGGTACCATAGGGGGAAGCTGAATGTACTGCAGCGAAACTAAGGTAGAGGAAATTCGTTTGAAGGTACCCGACAACAGTCTGCCCGGTGCCTCCCGGGTAATTAAGCGCCCGTACATAACGAAACGCTGGACGACGAAACACTTGGACAGAGCCGTCAGGTTGGCGCTCCACCACAGCGTTGATCAGCTTCGCATCTGTGTCTGTGGAGATCCCCCGGTTAGAGGGTTGAACCACCAAGGGAATCGACTTAAGTTCAACGCTCATCGGAAGTCTCCTTGAACATAGCCCCCACGGGCATCGACCTGGAACTGGATCGAGGTGTCCTCAGTGTCCCAAGAGTTCAGTGCCTCTCGATAGAAGGCGGTTTTGGCCTCACAGCGCTGGACAATGCTTTCAGGTTGGCCCGTGCAAATATCTGCAGCCAGTGCCCAATGCAGGAAGATGAACCACTCTTGCGGGAACACCATGTTATCAGTGATGCTCACCACATTGGGTTGTTGAGTCCGCACGATGACATGAACCTGCCCCAGGGCAGCCACGTTATCTGGCACAAGCCACAGCCACAGGTTGATTTGCCCAGGCTGCTTGTCCTCAAAGTAACTATTGACCTGCCCTTGAATCCCAGGCTGGGACAAGCGTGTCCACTCGTTCCAGGACATTGGAATCAGGGGACGTTGAATGTTGTTTTGGTCCTTGAAGTAAGCGTCAACGATCTGCGTAGGCTTAGGCATCACCACATCACCGGCAGGGCCGATCACGTAACGACCTTGTCCGGCCACCAGGGTGATCGGCACATCTTCCATCAAGAACAATTTGAGCCCCTGGGTCTGTTCGAAGTTGATGATATCATTCAACCGAATCATGTACCGAGCTTGTTGTGCTGGTGTAGGGGTTTGGCCCTCTTGAAGCAACCCCGCATCCTCCATAGCATTTTGGATGATCCGGGATGCGGTGTTGTCAGCCATGATTAGCAACCTTTCTTGCCGTTGTTGTTGCCGGATTCTTGGACGTACTTGAAAAACAAGGTACGCAATTCCATCAAGCTTTCCTTGAGCCACTTGATATCGCGTTGCATGGCACCCCAGCACATTGCGCCAGTGACCAGACCTGCAACCGCACCAGCGGCCAGTTGTTGGAGAATCGCTTCCATCATACCCCCTGTTTGACCAGTTGAAGAATCACAGTGAAGTTCTCTGTACCGGCAGTCCAGCCCACTGTGCTCAGTGTGATCTTACCATTCTTACCAACACCCGCATTGTTCTGCAATCCGCCGAACTGACGGAAGGGGAGCTTACCCCAACCAGACAAGGGCAGGGCATCAACCGGGGCGGCGGCATCCCAGCGCAACAGTACGCCCAAGGGGTCGCTGATGGCGAACTCTACCTGGTCGATGCGCAACTGTGTTGGGACGGGGGATAGCAAAGCCGGATCGACGATCACGACGTTTGTCAGGTTGGCAGTATCGAGAACGCCCGTGACCTTAATCACAGTATTACGAGCACCGTCAACGAGGATTTGGGTATTTACTACGTTGGCCATATCGTCCTTTCAAGTAACAGAAAAGGGGGCCGGAGCCCCCTAACCCTTAGCCTGGGGTATCAAGGGCCATTGGAGCCGAAGATACCGCGAGGATCGGTACAGCCCACTGAGAAACGCATGTAGCTCAAGGCCTTGGCGTTCTTGGTGTCGAAGTCGTTGTCCTGTTCGAACGATGGCTTCTCACGCCAGAACATGCGCATACCGTCTGGGCAGTTGGTGCGGATGAAGAAGGCGTGTGGCTGGGTGAAGTAGTGGTTCATCTTGATACCACCGGGGAACGCATTGGTCGCCTTCAACACGTTAATGTTGTTGGTAGCAGTGTTGGACTGCAGTACCGACTTCATAATGCGGTTAGCGTTGAACCAATCCTGACGGGTCACGTGCAGGGACTCTGGCATGATGTTGACCAGCAGGCCGCGATCGTTTTGAGTACCCATGATCTGGATGCTCAAGTCTTCCAGCGCAGCTTCCGACAAGTCGGCTGGGGTTGCCAGTGCGTTGGAGTAGGTGCCGCCTGTGACGTTCACGTGGGCAGTGTCGATCAGTGGACGACCGTCTGCTGTGGTGAAGTAGGTGTTGTTGAAGGCGTTGTTGTACAGGAAGGCGCAGACGTTTTCGATGGTTTGATTCATCGAGAAGGCGTTGGCCTTCACACGGCGCTGCGACACTTGTTCGTACAAGTTGTCCTTGATTTCTTCGTGCGTCACGATGTAGCCCAACGCGTAAGCGATGTGGACGTAAGTCGTGATGATGCCCTGGGCTTCAGAGTCGTACGAAGGGCCTTGGCCTTCCGGCTTGATCGGAGCCAAACCGAAACCGGTGACTTGAACGTCTTGTTCGTATGCACGATCAGACGTTTCAATGTCGAACAGGTCCGTGTACTCGGTTGCGTGCTCGTTGTAGATCTGACCCCAGATGGCATGGATACCAGGCCAGAGCAGTTTTGGGTGGGTGCCCGTGTTGATGATACCAGACATGGTATGCTCCTTTCAATGTTAGATTTAGAGGCCGACTGTACCTGCGCGGTAAGTGTGCTGGTTGATGATCACGCGCCACTTAGCGTTAGTGCCCACGGCGTTGTCTTGGCGAGGTGCGATACCGATAGCTTTCAGCTGCAAGGTAGCGCCAACAGCCCCGGTGGAACTGTCCAACTGCCAACCCGACAGGTAACCGTTGTTGGCACCGGAAACCAAGTTGAAGTTCTTGGTACCGTTGGCTGCTGTGATGGCACCCCCAACGCTGTCTTCTTGGATTTCGAAGATAGTGTTGGGATCGTCAGCTACCATGACGTAGTAGACCTTCGACTTTGTGGCGGGGATGATTGTGGTGTCCAGGTTGGCTGGGTCGACGAAAGCCGAACCGTTTTCCAGACCACCTGCGCCCAGCAGAGCGCCGACCACATCGTTACCCGCGCCGGCAACAGCCAGGGTCACCAAGGGCACACCGTCAGCAGTGACACCACCGGCCAGCTTGAGTGGGTCACCAATGGCGAAAGCGTTGACATCCGTGGATGCGATTGCGTATGTACGGCCCTTGCCGTTCCAAGACGCACCATTCAAATAGCCTACAGGGGACAAACCCATTGGCTTCGAGACGTTAGGCATAATAGCCTCCTATTAGATTGGGTGTTTGGGGGTGAAGAGGTCTTGCCCCTTCTTTACATACCGTTTACCACGGTCGGAAACGCTTTCACCCTGGGCGGCACTGCCACCACCACGCAATTGCTGTGCGATGGATTCGTTGCGGTCCAAGATGAGTTTCTGGTCAGCCTGCCACCATTCCTGTGGGAGCTTCATCAGATACAAACGCTCTGGATCACCATTCTCGTCGGCAGCATCACCAGCCAAAATGCTGATGTTGGAACCCAGGTCTGTGGAACCTGTCGTGGTCTTGGGATCGGCCAAGCCAGAGTTGTCCACAAAGATACCATCTTCAGCTGTGACATGGGTGTAACCTGCGGCTTTTGCTCGTGCCACGTTCTTACCCAAATGCCAGTGGAGGTGAAAACCGGGGATTTCGGGGACCGACAGTTTCTGATTCGGTGCCGACATTGGAATGCGACTTGCCTCAGTGACACGCGCCTTAGGGGCGTTGCCGATGTTTTCCTTGTTTGGATTCATTGCTGTTCTCCTGCGAAGTAGTCCTTCGCATATTGATTGCGCCAATCGGCGAGAGTTTTATAAGCACGGCCTTCACCGACCAGACGTTCACCGAAGCGGTCACAGGCTGCACGAGCATCTGCGGGAAGGGCATCGAAGGTTTTGCGACCACGGCCACCACGAGGGGTGGTATCGGCAGCACCGCCAACCTTGTCGAACTGACGTTCATCAGATTCGGAAGGGAAGGCTTTGTCAACCTGTTTGGCCACTTCGTTGAAGAAGGCCAGGCCAGTCAAGTCGTTGTTGGCAGGATCGGCACGCATGGACTGTGCGAGCCCGTTGGCGAAGGCTGTCTTTTTCTTATCGACACCAAACCAAGAGTTTTCCTTGTGCCATTCCACGAACTCTGGGTCCACCTCAGGAGTGGGTTCCACAGACTTGGTAGGGGGAGTGACCACCGGCTTGATCTTGGCTTCCTTCTGGGCAGCACGAACTTCTTCCAGCTGATCCTGCACCTGCAGTTCACGTTCAACATCACCGTCTTCGCGAGCGGACTTGAGGTCCTTCGTCAGTTCGATGCGTTGTTGTTCCAATGCACGGGTCAAGGAATCGCGATGGAACTCTTCGAACGCCTTGAGGGAGTCCGTACCAGCTTCCACCAACTGTTTCAGTTCGCGTACCTGTTGCTGGGTCTGTGCCAATTCCGTATGGAGCTTCTTGTTATTTGCGCGTACCAAAGGCAGGATTTCTTCGCCTTTACGCACAAATGTTTCAGCATCCACCCACGCATCAGCGGGACCACGGAACTGCTCTTGTGGGACCCAGCCCAACTGTTTTGCCTGTTCTTCGACGTTCATGCTTTCTCTCCGGTTACCTTGGCAAAGATATCACGATCATTGACGAAACGATATTTCTGGTCATCCAACGGACCAATGGCCATTGCGCCAGCGAACTTAGCCACCATGACTTTGTCGCCAACCTTCGCCCGTGGGGTGCTTTCGTCTTCCCAAGCAGCTGGACCGATAGCCACAACAACTGCACGTTGTTCAAGCATGTGGGTACGCTCTTGGACCTGATCGGGGATCACAATCAAACCCTCTTTCTTTTCGGGTTCGTACGGTTTCACCAATACTGCGCGGCCCAGGGGTTCCAGGCCAGAGGTGTTTTCAA